AAATATCGATGACACTATTTCTGGAATCAACAAGCAGCAAAGAATGGATGAAGGTGAAGCTAAACGTCATAACGTTCCGAAGAAGTGGTAACATGCCAGCTGTACCGCGCCAAAATAAAAAAGGCACAAAGGTAGCATTTGGTATTTTAGGCACACCACCTAATTTGAGCTTTAAGCGTAATGCGCGCCAGCAATGGATAAATAAGATGCTTCTATCACAAGAAACATCTCGCGTTAAGTAAATTACTCCAAGTGTAAACTCATAATTTACACTTGGAAATATATTAGGAATAATATGGCAAATGGAACACCTCGCGTAAAACATATGCGATCCAAACTGAAACGTTCTGAACATCCTAAGGTTATGGAAACTCTTGCAGGTTCTTTCTACCGTCAAATCGACCCACGATTAAAACAACAGGTTATGGATAGTCGTATGATGCAAGAAGATGAGTATTGCATAGCAAATCTTTCAGAAAAACCAATTCACAAAATGTTTAACCCTAATCGTTTCATGGAATCTTTAGGTTTCAGAGATGAGCGTAGTGAAGTAGGCGAATAACATGGCAAAGAAATGGATTCAAAAAGCAATCAAACACCCTGGTGCTCTTCATGAAGAATTGCATGTTCCGATGGGTAAGAAAATACCTCAAGCAAAACTCGAAAAAGCTGCAAAGCATAAAGGAGTTGAAGGTAAACGAGCTCGATTGGCTGAAAATTTAGAAAAAATGCATGGTAAATGTTCTGATTGTGGAAAGGGTATGCAATGAAATGCAAATCATGTACATACAAAGAGATGAAGAAGGCTGGAGAAAAAGGCGATAAAAAACTTCATAAAATGGCTGTTGAAAAAAAGCACATGATGAAGAAAGATAAGATGAAAAAAGTTAGTAAAAAGAAATAACAAGATATAGTCAATTATTTTAGCGATTCACAAATATTGGTCAAAAGCGCCAAAAAAAGTAAGCTATATCTTGTTACAGCGTATGTCCGAGCATCTTAATCAAGTTTGTAAATCCCTTGCTTGATGACTATGCTCGGATTTCTATAAAAAAGGAGCATATGAAACGAGATACGGTTGGCAAAATATCATGGGATTTACTAGCGAATGCTAATCCATTAGATCACTCAGCTGAAGAGCAAATGAAAGAACAACTTGATACGTTTGAAAAAGAGATGTATCAAGCAATCGATCGAGGCAAGAAACAATTTCCTCAAGATTTCTATATTGTTGTAGAAACTAAAAAAGAACCTAAGATGAAGAATGTTATTCGTAACTACTTTATCATCAGACAATCCTGTCCAACTCCACAATATGATAATGCAGTTTATAAATATCACTACATACCTGATGAACTTGAGTTTTTGTGGGTTCTTCCTTCTCGTCAAATTTATAATATGATGAAAGAACGATCACTTGAATTACCAAAAGAAGAACGACAATTACTTCAGTTTGTTCTAGAAGATTCTGACGGTACATTATTAAGAAAATGTCGACAATTAAACGGCGAATTAAAATAAAAGGAGACGTATGAATTTACCACACGCAAGCCAAGACCAAATGGCGACAATGCATAGAATTGCAGAACAGAAGATGAAGAAAGACGGTTTTGTTCTTGAAGAAACACCAGTTGAACCGTTAGAACAAAAGCACCCTATGTTAGCACATCACGAAGAACCTTCCATGCAATCTGAGAGTGAGACTACAGATTTACCTGAATCAGAAGAATATGAAGATTCAGTCGATGAAATTGTCCAGGAATCACCTACAGAAACTCCACAACAAATGAATTTCCGTATGATTAAAGAGCGCGCTGAACGAGCTGAGCGTGAACGTGATGAAGCTATGAAGTATGCGATGCAGTTTAATCAACCGAAACAGCAAGTAGCTCCTGCAGAACCAGAGGATGATTATTCTGATATTGGTCTAGATGATGATGGTCTAGCTGAAGGTAAACATCTTAAAAAAGTACTCAAAGAGATGCGTCAACTTAAGAAGGAGATGCAAGAGTATAAGACCAAAGCCACCAATGATACTGTTGAAGTTAAGCTTAAATCACAATATCCAGATTTTGATAAAGTCATTACTCATGATAATCTTCAAGCATTAAGTTCTATGAATCCCGATCTTGCTGATATGATTTCACAGACTCCTGATATGTATAAGCGTGCGAAACTTGCATATGATATGGTTAAGCAATACGGTATCTATCAAGATACTCCTAAAGCTGTTAATTATGATGTAGAAAAAGCTCTTGCTCAAAAGAATGCAGCAAAACCTCGACCATTAGCGTCAGTTTCTCCACAACAAGGTGATTCACCATTATCCAAAGCCAATGCGTTTGCAAATGGATCTTTGAGTAAAGACATGAAAGAGCAATTTAGAAGAGAAATGATTGATGCTACAAGGGGTAGATAATGTTATTGTCTGAACTACAACAACTATTTGCACGTGATACATTAGAATTGTTTAAAGAGATATATGGTCTTGGATATACATTCACGTATGGCGAAGCTATGAGATCTGCTGAACAAGCTGCTTTATATGCCAAAGAAGGTAAAGGTATTGCGGATAGTTTGCACTGTAAGCGATTAGCAATTGATATAAATCTATTTAAAGATGGTGTTTATCTCGATAAAACTGAAGATTATGCTGAAATAGGTAAATATTGGGAATCATTATCTCCAACAAATCGATGGGGTGGTCATTTTAAGCGTGCAGATGGAAATCATTTCGAGAAAAACGATTTACCGTCTAAATAATCAATTAGAATAAAGGTTATAACTATGAAAGCTTTATTATTTTTAACATTGTATGCATTTACTGCGCAGGGTATTGATGAGAAGAACTGTGCTGTTATCATTGTAAAAAATACAGACAGAATTGAATATGAAGATATTATTGATGTTATATTCTGGGAAGATCAGTTTGAATATAGCGTTTCAAATTGTCTTGCATTACCACTTTCTAAAGAATTACCACGTTATGACTGTTTAGATATTTCAGATATATTATTTGGTGATGATCTTGAAGATTGTGGAATAGATACTGAGGGTTCTCCAAGCCCCGAACCAGAAGATAAGTAAGACAGGAGATATGTATGAGATTTGTTATTTTTGATAATTTTAATGATGCCCCTTTAAAAATTACTAAAGACAAACGTGCTATCTGTTTGAGTATTCAAGATGACTCAAATCCAAATGAGCAATTGCATTATATATATCAATTGCCCTTAGATATATTAAATAGAGATGATAAGGTTGATATAATTAAAGATATTATATTTAAATGGACTGAGAAATATAATATTGATCAAGATGGTTATCATAAGAATGATATACAATGCAACGATAGAGCATGGGATGCTTTGAGATATTATGAATGTGATCTACAATAATTTACATGCTCCCTAGTTTTTTATATACTTCGATTGACTTATCGTACCTGGGCACACAACCCCCCAATAAGAAACGGCTCTTATTGTATTGTCTGCCCAGTTTTTTTACTAAAAAGGAAAGTAATGCTTGATACCTTTAAGCCAATTAATGACAATATTCTGGTCGAATTAGCAGCAAAAGAAACGAAGACAGCTGGTGGAATCATAGTTCCTACTGAAGCACAAGAGAAGACTCAGAAAGGTTACGTAGTTAATTCTGGCAAATCTGAACAGTTAACTCGTGGAAATTATGTTTTCTTTAAGAGATTTATGGGAACCGCACTGGATGATAAATATTTAGTTTTACGTGAAGAAGATATTTTAGGAATTTTATAATGTCTAAACGTATTGTTTTCGGGCAAGAAGCTCGCACCAAATTATTAAACGGTATTAATATATTAGCTGATACGGTAAAAGTTACTCTTGGACCCAAGGGTAGAAATGTTGCCTTTGAGCGTTCATTTGGATCACCTTTAATCACGAAGGATGGCGTAACGGTCGCTAAAGAGATTGATTTAAAGGATCCATTAGAAAATATGGGCGCTCAGATGGTACGTGAAGTAGCCTCTAAAACAGCGGAAGTCGCTGGTGATGGAACCACAACAGCTACTGTGCTAGCTCAAGCCATATTCACTGAGGGCAATAAATTTGTTACTGCTGGCGCGAATCCAATGGAACTCAAACATGGAATCGATAAAGCAGTGGATGTTGTGGTTAAGTCTTTAAAGGATAATGCAACAAGTGTTAAAAACAACCAAGAAATCCAACAAATAGCCACAATTTCAGCCAATTCCGATATAGAAATTGGCAAAAAAATAGCCATGGCTTTTGATAAAGTAGGTTCTGATGGCGTTATTACCGTAGAAGAAGCTAAGGGAGTAGAAAGTGAACTTGTGGTGGTTGAAGGTATGCAGTTTGATCGCGGTTATATGTCTCCACATTTTATTACTAATCCGGATAAAAATGACGTTGTGTTCACTGATCCTTTAATTTTAATTTATGATCAACGTATCACAACTATGAAATCAATTGTTCCAGCACTTGAGATTGCAGCCCGAGCTGGTAGACAATTACTTATTATAGCGGAGGATGTTGAAGGTGAAGCTCTTTCAACTATGGTGGTCAACAAGCTTCGAGGTTCTTTAAAGTCTTGCGCTGTTAAAGCTCCAGCATTTGGCGATAGACGTATCGCTATGTTGGAAGATATTGCTACGATAACAGGTGGTAAACTAATATCTGATAACGTAGGATTTTCAATTGAATCAGTTATACTCGAAGATTTCGGAACAGCTAAGAGAGTTGTTGTTACAAAAGAGAGCACAACAATTATCCAAGGCGCTGGATTACCTGAAGCGATACAGGAACGGATTTCACATATACGACATCAATTAGATATCTGCACATCAGACTATGATAAAGAAAAGATGCAAGAACGATTAGCGAAATTATCTGGTGGTGTAGCAGTTATTAAAGTTGGTGCTGCAACAGAATTTGAGATGCGTGAAATTAAAGATCGTATTGACGATGCTCTTTCAGCGACGCGTGCAGCTATTGCAGAAGGTATTGTAGCTGGTGGTGGCTCTGCGCTATTACATGCTCAAGATGCAGTGATTGATTTAGAACTTGATTTGCATGGCGATGAACTTTTAGGTGCTCAAATTATACGTAAAGCGCTTGAATATCCATTACGATCAATTGTATATAATGCTGGATATGAAGCTTCATTGACGGTAGAAAGAGTTCGCCAAGGTGGTAAATCATTTGGATTTGATGCTAAGAATAACGTGTATGGAAATATGATTGATCTTGGTATTATTGATCCGGTGAAAGTCACTCGTTGTGCCTTACAAAATGCTGCATCAATTGCTGGATTATTATTAACAACAGAAGCTATCATCTGTAATGAACCTGAAGATCTTAAAGCTAAAAAAGATGCTGGACCAATGGGACCAATCCCTGGTATGCTATAATTAATGGAACAGTGATCCCCGTAAGCTATGTAATTCCATCTTGATAGGCCAATTTATTGGTGGGATTGCCCGTACAATCTATTTAGTTCAATTAGGAGAATCTGCTGTTAAGTTGGCGGGGATGTGGGTGCAAGTCCCACAATAGGTTGCTTTAATTTCAATCCGTGACATTTTATCACGACTTCAAATTTGACTCTATTTCTCTCTTTTTTTTAGGGACTTCTTCGGAAGTCTCTTTTTTTTACGCAAATTCTTGCGAAACTCCATTTCCTCGTAGTAAAGTTCTCTCAACGTATCTAGTGAAGTCGTCCTTCACAAACCCATCGGCGTGATCTTGAACTTCGCCAGTTCTTATTTACAGTCATATTCATTAACACTTTTGGGAGACACTATGTCAATAACAACGACAAGTATTTTGCCAGCACCGGTGCAACAAAGCTTTAGTTATAAGCTTCTGTCTGTTCCAGTGCCTAACATGATACATAAGATTCCGGCGATGTTAAAAGTAATGCCAAGAAATGGTGGTACAACATTGCGTATGAGACGTTACAATCCGCTAGCAACAGCTATGGTTCCACTAGGAAATTCTGGTGTAACTCCTCCAGCTCAAAATTTGACAGCGGTAGATATCGATGCTCAGATTTCATTCTATGGAACGTATGTACAATTGAACGAACAGGTAACATTGCAAAACCAAGATCCAGTCTTGAATGAATGTGCTGCTCGTCTTGGTGTTTCGTTACGTCAAACAGAAGATCAGTTAACACGTGATATGTTGGCTTCAACAGCATCATTCATTAACTGTACAGCTGGCGTTAACGGTGATAACCCAACAGAATTGACACGTTCTGATGTTGATACAGTTGTAGAAGCTTTAGTTGGTAACAACGCTTACACAATCATGGATAACATCGAAGGTGAAGATCGCTTTGGTACAGCTCCAGTTCGTGATGCTTATTTTGCATTATGTAACTCAGCTCTTATCGGTGATTTTGATTCAGTTAATGGTTTCATTAACAAGTCTCAATATCCATCTCCAATGAACGCATTACGTTCAGAATGGGGTGCTATTGGTAACTTAAGATTCTTGATTTCATCGATTGGATCAAGTTCTCAAACAGCTTCTGCACTTGGTGCTACAGTGTATAACATCTTCTGTGTTGGTATGGAAGCTTATGCTTGTATCGAACAAGATGGTTACTCTGCAAGCTTCATCTATAGACCACCAATCTATGATGGACCATTGGCGCTTAACGCTTCTGTAGGTTATAAATTTGCTGAAGTCCCAAGAATCACAAACGATTTATGGGTATTCAACTTACGTTGCACATTAAGTTAAGGAGAATAACATGTCAAATAACACGATTATTCAACAAGGTTTTTTTACATCAACTGGTTCGACTGAAATTATTTCATTGCGTTCAGGTGTTGATTGGATGCGAGTATATAATACAACTGTAGCTGCTGCTAACCAAACAACAGCTATTGGTGTTGAATATTACTGGCAAGTAGGTTTCCCTTCTGGAGCACAGTGGGAATATTTAAAATCTAATGCTGCTGATGCTGCTAACTTAAGCCAATATCTAACTTCTGGTGGTTTTACGTATGTAGATTCATCAGTAAATAGATATGGTGTAGTTAATGCTACAGTTACTGCAGTTTCAACTGCTACAATTCCAGTTGTAACAAACTCAGGAACAAATGGTCTTTCAGCAGGTAATGTTGTCAGATTATTGAATGTTGCTGGAGCTCCTCAATTAGGTGGCATGGACTTTACTGTTGGTTACAACACATTAAGTTCAACGACATTTAGTTTAGATTACATGGCGACTCTTTCTGTTGCTGGTACAACAGGTTCTTGGATGCAAATCAACTTTGATCCATTGTATTATCCAACTCGTCGATATATTACAGCTATCTCTCAGGCAACTGAAGCGGTTGTAACTTTATCGGTGACACATGGTTATCAAATTGGTCAATCAGTTCGTATGGTTGTTCCATCTGCATTTGGTATGACCCAAATGAATGGTTTACAAGGTACCATTGTTGCGATTAATACAACAACTACTACAGGTAATACAATTACTCTTGATATTAACTCATCTGCATTTACAGCATTTGCATTCCCTCTTGCTGCTGCATTCCCATTCACGTATGCACAAGTTGTGCCAATTGGTGAAGATACAGCGGCTGCAGAATCTGCTGGTGTGAGCATTCTTACAGATGCAACAGTTAATAATGGATTCATTGGTATGGAACTTGCTGCAGGTGCTAATGGCCCAGCAGGACAAAGTGGTAACGTAATTTACTGGCAGGCTGGCAAGTCTTTTAGTAACGGTTTTTAATTCGTTGGGGTCTATAGCGCTATAGACCCCTTTTTATAAAAGGAAATCTCATGGAAACAAGAAATATGACGAAGAAACGTAATAGAACAAATGACGCAACTCGCGATGAGATGGCTAAAAAGCTTAAGATTGAACGCGATAAAGATCGTGAGCCAGTTAAGGGTGTATTTAAATACTATGAAGTTCCAGGCGGTGTTATGGAATTTTGCTTTAAAAAGTATGAAGAAGATCCACTTGAAAAGTTCACTTTATATGATGGACACGTGTATACAATTCCATTAGGCGTTGCTAAACATCTTAACAATAATACATGGTATCCAGTTCACGAATATGGTCGTAATGAAGACGGATCTCCTTTACAACGTATTGGTCAAAAAATTCGCCGTATGGCTTTTCAATCACTGGAATTCATGGATATGGAAGGTATGGGCGATAACATTAATAGAATCACAACTGTTGAGCATGTAATATCACGATAATGGAGTAACCACATGTCAATCCAGGCGCAACAATACCCAGTATTTAAACCATCAATGCGAATCATAACAAATATTACAAATGGAAATCCTGCTACGGTTACCACATCTTTTGCACATGGCTATAGTACAGGTCTCATCGTACGACTCATCTTGCCGTCTGGATATGGCATGGAGCAAGCTAATCAACTTTTTAGTGATATTACCATAGTTGATACTCTTAACTTCACCATAGATCTCGACACAACTTTATTTCAACCCTTTACGACTCCTGGAACTGTTGTTCAGTATCCTCAGGCAGTTCCTATAGGTGAAATTAATTCAACCGTTTATTTAGCGACACAAAATGTGCTTCCATATGGAGCAGTTTAATAGGAGTTATTATGGCAGTTACTAGTTTACTGGCGATACGCAATAAAGTTCGATTAATTACGAGAAGTATGTCTGTAGCTCAATTATCTGATGCTCAATTAGATCAATACATTAATACGTACGTATTATATGACTTTCCTGAGACATTACGATTATTCAACTTGAAGACTACATTTTCTTTTTACACATTACCGTTTGTTGATACCTATTCAACAACAACAAATACAGCAAGTCCGTTATATAATTTTACTAATAAATATTTAGTGACTGATTCTCCTATTTATATTGCTGGTTATAATGCTTTATTTAGTCAATCACGGGAAGAATTTTATGGGATATATCCTTTGGTCAATAGTATTGCTTCTATTGGTACTACTGGTGATGGCGTAACAGTTCAATTTACTGGTACCGTCAATAGTCAACAGGCTAATGTTCCTCAAGGATCTACTCAGTTTGCTGCCTTACTTCAAAATAATGTATTATTTGATTCTATTGATGCAAATGGAAATGGTCTTGGTATGCAAGATTCACCAATCACAGATTTAGTGACGGGTAATCCAACGCAATATGGCTATCTTTATAATGCTCTAACGACCAATGAGCAACCGTTTGATGCAATAACTAATCCTAATGGTATTCCTACACTATCATTTAATGCACCTTATTTTTCACAAGTAGGCTTTCCAACTACGAATTATATAAATTATGTTACGGGTGAATATGTTGTAACTTTTGCAACTGCTCCAGCAAATGGCATAGCTATTAATAGCCAGACAGTTCCATTAAATCCAGCTATTCCTCAAGCATTATTGTTCTATGATGGTCAATTTGTCGTACGTCCACTTCCCGATCAAACCTATAGAGTTGATATGGAAGTTTGGATACAACCAACTGAACTACTCAATATTGGACAATCTCCAGAACTTGAAGAGTGGTGGCAGCTTATAGCGTGGGGATCGGCAATTAAGGTTTTCGAAGATCGTATGGATTATGACTCAATCAATATGATAACTCCCTCATGGAAATATCAAGAATCACTCGTCCTAAGACGCACTATAGTACAGCAAACTGGGCAACGAGTAGCAACAATATACAGCGAACAGGGTAGAAATGGTACTAACCAAAGTGGCTTCGGCTATGGCGGAGGGTCTTTTTAAAATGGAATTAATTAATAAAATATTAAAACATATTAATAAGACAGATTCCTGTTGGTTGTGGACTGCTGCTATAAATAAACATGGATATGGATTAACTAAATTAACTAAAAAAACACGAACTGCGCACAGAGTTTTATATGAATTATTTAAAGGTGAAATACCTGAAGGTAAATTTGTTTGTCATAGTTGTGATGTTAGGCATTGTGTTAATCCAGAACATTTATGGATTGGTACAACTGAAGATAATATGAAAGACATGTCACTGAAAAAAAGAATTCATTCACGATTGACTGACCAAGATGTTATAGAAATAAGAAATTGTTACAAGAATGAATATTACTATGGAATCTTGTTAGATTTATCTAGAAAATTCAATGTTCATGCATCTCATATATGGGCAATAGTTCATAATAAAAAAAGATTACATGTACAAGGGGGGAGTTTCTAATGTCAGGACCTACGTACACATACACTGCGGACACACCGCAAGCTGCTAATCCTATGAATAATACTGCACCATTGATTAGAGCTAACTTCCAGGCCATTAATGAATTGATTGGTGTTAATCATGTTACATTTAACAGTTCAGATAGCGGTAAGCATAACTTTGTAAGTATGCCTAATACAACTAATCCTGGTGCTGATTCAGAAGAAATTACGATGTATACCGCTGTTACAGGAAGTCCTAATCCATGTGAGATATTTATTCAATATCCTAGTGGAACGACAGGATCTGTATCGCCGGTACAAATATCAAATGAAATTGTAACCTCAACAGGAACAGGAACTTCTGGGGGTTCAGCATCGCAAGGATATTGTTCATTTCCAACTGGAGTTATATTGAGATGGGGAACATTCTCTGCGTCAGGATCTAAAGGTGGCACAATAACATTGAATACAACTCCTTATTACACAACATTCCAAACTCCCGCTTGTGCATCGCCTACTTCATCGGGTTGTTTAATGCCGACTGGAGTTGGTATATTCCAAGGATTTAATTCATCAGTAAGTACAACACCACAAGTTGTTACGGTATCATTTCCTGGTTCTCTATCTTCGTCAACGTCTGTTAGTTTTAATTATTTATTGATGGGAACATAATATGTCTTTATCTACTCCATACGTTCCAACGGTTCCTCAAGGAAATCAACAGATCAATAACACCCAGGCTCCAATCGAGGGAAACTTTCAGGATATTTACGATCTTTTAGCAATTAATCACGTTCCATTTAATACAGCTGATACATTTGGACGACATATGTACGTCAATTATGTAGAACAAGCAGTAGATCCATCAACATTATCAACAGAAATGGCTCTATATTCTAAACCTGTGAATAATGATACCAATGGAGCTGAGTTATTTTATAGATATCCTTCCAGCGGTACAGTTGTGCAATTAACTGGAGTCACTTCATCATCGAGTGGTGGTACGAGTTTGTCAACAGGAGGATATTTTACAGCAAGCGGTTCTATTTATTTGGGAACTCCCTATACAGGATATTGGCAGTACCTATCTAATAACGTTTTATTTATGTCGTTTACGGTTGGAAATAGCGTTAAGACTGCAACAACAAGCCCGTATACGGTAACATTTCCTAGTGGTTCATATGCTAATGGAGCTATTGTTCCTTCATTTACTCAGACTCCATTTAATATTCAGATAGCTGCAACGGGTGGCGGAGGGGTAGAAGGAACGAGTGGCACTAATGTTAACTATGCTGTTGAAATCGTAAACAGTACAACGTGTCTTGTATATTATCTGCCATCATCAATTCCAGCAGGTTCAATTCAGCCCGTTGTTATTACCGTTATTGGAATTTAAGGAGCTATTATGTCATATACGTTTTCAACAAACATACCTCAATCAGCACAAAAGATTAGTGCAACTCAAGCACCAATAATGAGTAACTTTCAAGCAATTAATGAATTAATTAATGTTGACCATGTTGGATTTAATGATGCAGTTAATTATGGAAAACATAATTTTACAACATTTCCAGTTCAGGGATCAGATCCAACCACACTATCAGGCGAAATGGCGATATACTCTAAGGCAACTCCAAGTGGACCTAATGCTGCTGAGATATTTTACCGATATCCTTCAGACGGTACCGTGGTACAATTAACAGGAAGTACAAGTTCTGGTGGTGCTGCTACGAATGGTTATGCCTATATGTCATCAACTTTATTCATTATGTGGGGCACTGCAACTGGTATTGTGAATGGCTCTAATACGATTGTATTTCCCACAACATCTGGTTATCCATCGTTCTCATCAACGCCATATCAAATATACTTTTCAGCTGCTACCACTTATACAAATTTAACTTCAACGGCACCTTATATTAGTAGCTCTTCCACAACACAATTTACTTTGCAAGTTAATGCGACAAATTATGCTACGAGTATCTATTGGTTAGCGTTAGGAGTTTAACATGCCACAATTTGATAAGTTTTTAATTGGTTATAATGATAACAATAGTGGATTTCAATCTAACGTTAAGCCATGGTTAATCACAGACAATGCTTTCGAAACTCTTAACGATGTGTATGTACTTCGTGGTAGAGTTAAGAAAAGGTTTGGTACGGTTCTTATGGGTGGTAATCAATTATCATCTCGCTTACGATTAAATACCGGTGCTTCTTACTCTATGAGTGTATATTCAGGTACAGTTCCGGGTACAGTATTTGAGATAGGGCAAATGTTTTCAGTTGGTGATGATATATTTACCGTCTATCAGACAGGAACTCCTGCCGCAATGCTTGCAACGAATGTAGCAACTTCCGGTACATTTAATACTT